GGACTAACCCCTAATCAGAAAGAAGAAAATTATTTTAACGCAATAAAATAACACGGTTTTCTGTCTACTTATTTGACATTAGTCCACAATGCGTTTAACTGTGTTGTTCTTCAAAATCATTTCAATCACTAAACAATGTTCTTCTAGTGCTTTTGAGTTTGATTTTACTGTAATACCATTTTTGAGGTCACCAGAAACATTATCTTTCCCATAAATTTCTTTTAAAACTTCGATGTTCAACGTTTCAATTAGTGTATATGTAAATTTATCTGCTTTACTCTTTTGAGCGGATTCTACAACATCACCGCCCCAAGCTTTGATTTCTTCACTCTCACGTTTATCCTCATTTGATAAGCCATCTTCCGAAATGTAGCCTAAAGATTTAAACGCTTCGTTTAATTCTGTTGTTGTATCTTTTGGCAGTTCTGTGCCAATCGGCGCAGTATAAATAGCACCGCCAATTTTAGGTTTAGCAGTAGTCACATTTGATGAGTTTGCTACCATATTTCCTCCTTAATAATGATTAATGTCAAATACAGCTTGATAGCGATAGCGCTTAGTTGCTGTATCTGTGAAATTGTAGTCAGCGTTAAGATGTACACCAGAAACTTGTGGCAAGACATCAAGCTGCTCAATTACTTGCTTTACTTTGTCATTAAGTAAAGCCGCCTCATACAACGATTCGGCATAACTTTGAAAAGCAAACGTGGAACTTAGCAAATGATTTTGCTTAGCCCCGCTAGTCTTTTCTAAGATGATGAATCGTGCAGGTTCATCTTTTTGATGTTCAAAAAAAGACGGCACATCTAAGTGCTCGTCTAAATATTTTTTGATAATTACTTCAATCAATCATCGCACCGCCTTCAACAATGTGTTGTTTTTTGAGTTATCTTTCTTGGCCTTTATGGTTTTAGCGCTAACCATAGCATTAGCCCTATTTTTCCCGACATGGATATCTTGGGCATAACCATCACCACAACGTTCTCTGATGGCTGTGGCCTTAGTGGTTAATACCTGCTGCATTTCTGATGATTTCATCAATTCAGCAACACCAGCTTTATTGAGCTTGAATTTAAACTTACTCATATCTTTCCACCATCACTTTCTTGTTCCATCGCAGGGGTATCAATTCATCAATACCTTGAGTTGGAATACCAAGCGTTCTAAATCTTTCCCCAAAAAATCTAACTTCTTTGTCTTTCCAGTTGTGATTATCGCCTTTGGGAATTGCAAGAGTATATTCAACTTTTTTACCAGTCAAGGACAATTGATTTGTGATGTCGTCCGAAGTTGTTGGAGCAACAAGTACATCTTCTACAATTATTTCTTTATCTGTTTTCGTTGGGTTTCCAAAAGGGTCTATACCGCTAGTCACTTTGTCTACTAAAGTAACAGTTATCCCCTTCAATTTCACCATAAATTTCAACTCCTCCATATCGCTGTTTTTTTAGTCCGAGACGCTTCAACTCACTATCCTTAATAAAAAGACCACCTCCTGGAACCAAATAAGTTCCAGACCAAGTGTAGCCAAGTGCCGATTGACTTTCTTGCGACATCGGTTCACCTTGTGTAGCAGTCATCAGCGTTCTCGCTACAATATCTACAGTTACCGATTTCAATACAGTAGCAAAGTAAGGAGTTTCCAAAATCATTTCATCTAGATTTTTACCCACTTTACTTGCTTCTAACCTCAACGTGTCAGAGACAGTCTCTAACAAAGCCTCAGCACGCTTGATTTCGTCAACGGATAATTGACGCCATAATAAAATAACGTCATCTGTTGTCGCAAAATTTGTCATAAACTTCCCTTTCTTATTTAGGGAGTAATTCTAATAACTCAGATTTTGTAGCAGACGAGTTATACTCAATTCCTAGCCCTGTCAAATGTTCTTTCAGAGTTTGAACGGTCCAAGATTTTTCATCACTTGTCTGTGTCTTATCTACTGTGTTAGGAACAATCTCCCAGTCGCCTAACAGCGCACAGTCAGTAACGACTACTGCTCCTGTGTTTTTATCTCTATAAATCATCCTTGTACCTCAACGCGAGAGAATGCTTTCTCATCTAAAATTCCCCATCCTATGAATGCTTCTGTACGGAGCAGGATTTCATTATAAGCCTTTAGATCACGTCCAGAGCCATCTGGGTCTCCATACTCGATAACTTCCATTGGGATATTTTCAGCATAACCCCACTTGAACATATTCTGGAAATCTCCGACAATAGCATGGTCATCTTTAGCTGTGCCACCTTTCATAGTAAGTGTCTTGTTGATGTCTAAAGTCATATTAAAGAAGTTACTTGGACGTTGCCCGAATCGAAATTCAGGATACATCACATTATCAAATTTATCTTTTCGTTTAGACATATCTTGTCCTGCCTGTGGTGACAAAGCGATACCTGTCACATCATTTCCATTTGCTACAATCGTTGTAACAGCTGCATCAATATTGTCGTCAATTTTATCTGCTTCGTATTTGATGACATTACCAGTCACGACCCCATCAAATGAGTTTGTAGCTTTGAATGAGGCATCTGTCATTGTGCGAGGTTCAAGACCATGAATAGCTGCAATATCAAAAGCCTCCGCCATTTTTTTAGCAAAACCGTCAGCATAATGTTTTAAGAAATTCAATCGTTTTTCTTCTGAGGCATACTTAAATTCGTCAGTCATACGTGCCTGATAAACAAATTTCAGCGGTTTAATAATTTTAGAAGTGACCTTTGCGGTATTCCCTAATTTTTGCTCACCTTCACCAACAATTTGAGCATTGCCGTCAAGATTAAAAATGAATTGTTCTACTCCATTAAACGGGATAGGTGTCTGTCCTGAAAGTTTAGCAAGTGTAGAATGTCCTTGTACCTTGCTCATGATTTCTGTTACTAGTTCTGGTTTAAATAATGTTCCTGCTTTAAGTGGATTTGCCATGTTTTATTCTCCTTTGTTAATTAAATTACGTGCCATTTCAGCCCAACCTTGTTCTTTTGGGTCTGTTACAGCTGGTTCATTTGATTTTACTGGTGGTAATTGCTGTTTAGGTGTAATGTACCCTGCTAGCAATTCTGCATCAGCTTTAAAGCCTTCAACGTCATCACCACGAAGTCGGTCCGCTAAATCAATCGGAAGCCCAAATTCTGTTGCAATACGTTGCTTAGCTGACTGTAATTTTGTTTGGGTGAGTTCACCGTTAGCTGTTTCTAGTTGATTTGACAATTCTGTCTTTTCCGTTTTAAGCCCTTCGATTGTAGAGTGATAAGCCGCTTCTTTTGTTTCAAAATCAGCAACTTTCTTCTTGAGTTCTTCATAATCGCTAAATTTCTCACGTTCTCGAGCTACACGAGCTTTAACAATTGCGTCCAACTCTTCTTGCGAAGTAATGCTTTTAAATTCTGACATAATAACGTCCTTTCCCTGATTTCCCGTCAGTTCGGTATTTTTGCATATAAAAAAAGACAACATATTTTTGTGCTGTCTTTTTTAATATAGTACTCTTTGCTTTCTTTTTGGCTTAGTCGTAGAGCATAGCCAGTGCGCAAGCAACGCACTATCCATTAACGATATATCTTTATCTTCATAAAGTGACTTGTATCCAAAACCACCATTAGAACCAATCTGTCTTTTTTCGCAGTTTGTCACAACTGCTGTTAAGGACGGCTGGTCATTGTGACAAATGGTTTTCTGCATGATAGCTTGTTCCCACATTGCATTAGCGGTTATTATTTCGGCAACTTTTGGCAATTCTGGCTTTCTAAGTCCGTGAGCTTTCATTTCTTGGGCTAACAACTCTTGACCGTTTGCACCATCAATAGCGACCTTTTCAATTTCAGCAGATTTTAAAAAATCAATTATCCATTGAGTACCATTTCTAACAGATAGACAATCTATCGACTCAACAAATACTTTATCTTCTTCTGTTTTTGCTGCGATTGATAAGGATACGTTATTACCGTCTTGACCAAACTTAACCCCAACAAAAAGCTTACTTTTGAGTTCTGGCATCCGCTCATTTTTTAGTCTGCTCCACTCTTTTTCAGATATGACAGATTTTTGATTAAATGTTGGCCAGTATCCTAAACGCTGTATGTTGTGGTCGATTTCGTCTTCACCAAGTTCGGCTTCTATTTTCCGCTCATTTAGGTGGAAACCCATTGATGGGTTTGAAATGTACCAAGCTGAAACATCGTTAATCTTAACCATTTCAGGTACTGACCATTCAGCCCAACCCGAATAGCGTTTATTGCCTTTCAAGCACTCTTTGCGATAAGATTCAAAGACCGTACCAGTTGATACCATTGTAGGAGGCGTTCCACACATTACAGTCATGGGGTTATTGCTGTCTGTTACTGTATACTTTAACGCAGATTCTTGTTCAGAAGTGTATTCTTGCGCTTCGTCAATAACAAGTAAGTCAAAGCCCTCGCCGAGACCTCCGTTAGATGTTCTTGTTCTAAACTGGATAACAGAACCGCTTGACTTAAATTCTATTCGCTCCTGCCCTTTAGCTTTATTTGATATAAAATCTTCACCATCAACATAGCCCGACATCTCAAGATATTTTTTAACCTTTTCAAAGGAAGAATGAGATGTGCTGATTCTGTGTGCTGTGTGTAAGATTTTTAGACCTTTGTGCAAAGCCCACAACTCAAGGATATACACGACTTCCGTTTTACCGTTTCGCCGCGGGATAGCATAGCCATATTTTTGATGAACCCAAAGCTTATCATCGTTAATAGCCATGATGGGAGCTAGCATATTTTCTTGCCACGGATAGCAATTAAGACCCGTTTTTTTATAAAGGTCAATCGCTTCATGTGATAATGATATAGCGTAATGTAAATTTACCGATTGCGTAGGGCGTTGATTGCCAAGTTTATTTGTCTTAGTAATCATGCTTTAGTCCTTTCAATCGTCTTCCATGATAACCCTATCGGTGGGAGGATTTCGCCTAAAAATATTCTTTGTTAAATATATCAATGATACCTTTTATAAACCCAACAATGATAACTAAAAGGATTGCGACCCAAAAACAAAAGAATATTGCGCCCATAATCCAAAAAGATAAATTCCAAAAAATCATATTACCTCCACATTTTTGTATGAGAGTTTTGAATACCCCTTGAGTCTTTTGGGTGATACTCAACTATACAATCACAATTGTTATGTCTCATATATATTTTTTTATCAACTGGATAGGTATACGTCCCAGCTAATTTTTCGCAAAACTCACAACAACCTGCGACAACCGTTCTTGTCAATTTAGGCACAAGTCCAACTTTTGCATGGAAGTCTACATTTGTCATTATAAAATCATCTACAACCGATTGAGTAAAATTTACTACTGGGTCTTTCAATATCCATTTGACATCATCGAAGTTTTCTTCTGAGTTAAGTCTGTTCACAAATCCGTTGACTTTATCTTGATTGATTTTTGGTGATTTTGGTTTGAGATTGATGTTAGCGCTCTTGTTGACAAATGACTGTACAGTTTCAAGATAGCTCGTTACAATTTTGTGGTTGTTGCCAAGAACATCATTTAAAATTCTGTCAGCTATATTGTAATACATTCTGCTATCTGGCAAAACTTGAGCGCTTATTTTATTACCTAAAACTTCTGATAAGATAACCCCAGTTTCTTTAGCGAACTCGTAAGCATTCTTGTAATTTTTCTGCTCTTTTAAAAGCCTTTTGATAACTTCGCTTTTATTAAACTTAGTATTAAATTCTTTTTTGATTTCATCTAGCAGTTTTGGGACTATATCTTCATTCATTGCTTCCGTCCTTTTTTATTCCAGTCAAATCGTAAATAGTCTCTTCACCAATAAAGTTCGGCATGCCTTGGTTAAATTTAGAAACAGCATCACCAACCAAGTTTAGCATAGCCGCATCCGCCTCAAACAGCGGTGCCCACTTCACTTCTGTGTCCATAAAAGCAGACCTCGAATACTTCATCCTGTCCCTAAGGCAAACAGACACATAAGCGACATTTAAAAAACCAGACGAGAAAGAGCGTTGTGCTTTTCTTCCCGCCGCCCTTAAATTTTCGTGTGCCGCTTTGATAGCTTCAACGGATGATGGGTTGTCTGATGGAAATCCTAAGTCATCTAAAGTAAGACCACAACCACCAGCAAAAAGTGAAGCGTACATTTTTAGATGGTCAAAGAATGGACTCATGTTAGCAGCCGCAAACTGACCAACACTAGGCTTTCCGCCATCTTCATCTTGGTCAAATTGCAATAGCGTTGAAACTGTGGCTTTCCAGGCTTCCATCGGCTCAGCGTCTTGACTCAGACCTAATACATACTTTTGTGGGAATGAGTAAAACTCCGCTGTAACCTCTGCACGTTCAAGCGTTCTTTTTGCCGCTTTTTGGTGGTACATTCCGGCTTTAGTAATACGACTACGCCCAAACGGTCTAACTGCGTCGGGTCTATGTATGATAGGTACTAGTAGCGGTTGACCTGTTGGATTAGTTATATAATATGGCTCTTTGTCTTTTGGATAGTACCAAGTTACATCTTTGGTGAAATACGCTTCGAGCGTCGGCATATCGTCTTTATCTGTTTCAAGTACAGCATAACCTTCTGTTAATAAAAATGTTGTTGGGTCTAAAATCCCAGTTGCTTTACTGGCTTCGATTACTTGCAATTTTGGGATAATATCATTTTCGTTGTTTGGTATAACATAAACAAAACAACACGATGCAATTAAAGCGGATTGTATTGCTGTGTCAAAAAATATATCGGGGTTGTTCACTTTAAAAATTTCGCTTGCGTTAAAATCGTCGTTGGAAAACTCTCTAAAGACTAGTCTATCAGCTAAAGAGTCTACACCTCTAGCAGTCCACTCCAAAACAGAATTATAAATATTTTTTACTTGTGTCGGGATTACTAAACTTGGTGTCATATCTTTGTCGTCCATTGCGTAATAGCGATAACGCTTTTCAACTCCCGATTTATAAAGAGATAGCTTCCTCTTTAGATAATTCATTCCTTGTTCTGTCATTTTTGCTCCTTTATTTTTTGTATAACCGACTCCACAAAATCATCTTCATGGACATCTATCCCCTCAATAAGGGTTATCCCGGTAAAACCAAATTCAGCCTCATTTGCCAAAATTTCCTTTTTTAACTTTTTATAGTGTTGTACTAAATTACGGATTTTTTTAGGCTTTTCTGTCACGTCTGTGTTAGGATTTAGAACTTTCTTTTTTTCTTTCCTCTGCTCAGCTCGTTTTTGCTTCATCAATTTACGTTGTTTCTCACGATTGCCTTTCTTACGGCATTCTTCAGAGCAATACAAAGTTCTGTTTGTTTTTGCTTGGAAGGTTTTTTTACAAATTAAGCATTTCTTTTTCAATAAAATTCAACCTCCAAAAATTTCTAAATCCTAACGTGAGAAAAAATGTACAGTGACGGCGTGAAGCTCGGACTAGACCATTGGTTGGTGTATCCCCCCTAGTTTCGTTTCTAAGAGCGTTTTAGTTGATGATGATATATTTATCGAAATTATTTTTTAACTGCGTAAGACGACCAATCTCGGCTTTGTGGAAGATTTCTATTCCCAATCGTCCTTGGGACTTGCTGTTTGACATCAGAATAAAGTTTATCTGACTTTTGTCTGTTGCATTGCCAATGAGTCAACTGTAAGTTTTCCATAGCTGACGGATGACCACCTTTAGAAACTGGAATGATATGGTCAATCGCTGGACTCAAAGGGTGAGGATAGCGAAGCGACTTATCGACTGGCTTTCCGCAAATCCCGCAGAGGGCGGTAGTTTTTAATAGGCGGCGTTTGTTTTTTTCAAATGCAACACGGTGGGGACCTTTTTTATCTGCACGCAACTTACTCATACATTACCTTCAATTCATAATAAAAAGCCACTCAACGAGTGACTTAAATTAAGACGGCAGGAATCGAACCTGCATGTCTCACATATCTAAATAGCAAGTTTGATAGTAGTTAAAGTTGATAACTAAATAAAAGTCTAATGGCAAAATGTTTATCTCTTCTTGCTATTTTGATAATACTATAATAGCACAACGATTACTTTAATGAGCTGTAATTCGCTACGAATTAATACTATAATCTGTTTTTATTTACTAATTACTTCATTTAATTTAATAATCGCTTTGCGTTTAATGCTATAAAATGTAGAACCGCTGATATTCAGTCCGTCCCAAGCTTCTTCAAAAGTATCATAAGTAAGATATGCAGCGATTAACACATTAATCTGCCCGATATCATCAAGCTTATATATGTTGTCTAACAACTTTGTCTTTTCTTTTTGCAATTCAGATATCTTATCAAGATACCATTCGTTTTGAGATATAATCGCAATATTCTTATCTTCTTGCGATTGTCTAATACCTCCCGAAACCTTCATATCGGAAAACTGCGGACTGGTTATCAAGATATTACTGCAATTCATTTCTTTTTCAAGTTCTCTTATTGATAGCTTGAGACCTTTCAACCTTTTTAGCATTAGTTCAGCTTTTGTCTGATTTCGACTCATTTAAGCAGCTCCTTATGATATAATGTAATTAGGATTTTATATTGGAGCTGGCTTGCGTGAGCCTGCTTTTTTTATTACCTCTCTTTCCTTTTTCTGCTGACTGTTTTTTGTGTTGTTAATTGTCGAGTATTAAATTTTTAGTTTTGTGTCAGCACTATATTTTCAGCGTTGCGCTTGTATAATCATCTGTGAGCGATAACAGACTTTAGATTTTTATGAAAAAAATGTCGGAGGATATTTCCCTTTCTAAAAATTTCGCTCTATAACTACGTAACGATTATTCCACGCTACGCAGCTGAATACTTACAGAAAGCTTCCAGGGTAAGTTTAACGAGTATTCCAGCTCGTAGACCCACAGAGCCATTGCAGGCTCTTAGGCGCTTGCGTGGGACTTTAATTTGCTTCTGTGTTTAATAGTTTAAAATGCCAAGTTTCATATTCACCATGATAAACGAAGCCTACATAGCCTTCATCAACGATTTTATCGCATACAACATATGCTAAATCAGTATTTTTTAAATAATCTTTTTCACCATATTTAACAATAGCAATATCATGTTTTTCACCATTTCTAAAATAATAGCCAGATGACAAATTATATTTGTCATTGTTAAAGTCATTTGCATATTTTTTTGATATAAAAATTGTTTTTTCTTTCATAATTTAATCTTTCCCCATAAACTAAGCATTTTCGCTTTAGCTTCAACAGTACCACTCGAAGACTCTGTAATTTCTTCTAACTCGTAAAAATGAACTTTTTTATTATGGAAAGTAATCATTATTTTTTGGTTCTGTTTTTCCATAGATTAGTTCTTCAATATTCATTTGCTACCCTCCTAAATCACTAAAAGGCACTTCCCAAGTATAATCTTCATACTCAAGAGCTCGATTTTTTATCAGTTGACCAGAATGAATCTCAACTTCATGGGTAAACTCCATACCCATCTCAAAACTGAAAATATGTAGGTCAACATCATATTTCTTCGATAACTCTAAATAGTCTTCAGGGAAAATAGCCCACGCTTGTTTGAAATTACCAATTGTAACAATATGTGTTTCTCCTTTATCACATTCGGGACTTATCAAGCAAAAATTGATTTTTTTTGAATTAATAAACGCTCTTTTAGTGCCTTTTAAATAAAAAACATCTCTACCTTCAATTTCAAAGCTATAACCTTCTTCATCTATATCATCAAACTTAATTAGTCCTTTTTCTAGCCTATAGCTAGATACAGGAACTTCTAAGATTTCATTCAAGTACTTTAGGATATTTGATTTGGTTCCTCTAATTTTTATAACACCTTCACACCAATTTGGCATATTTCTATCCCCCATTTCCCGTTAGTTCTGCAATCACTGTAGCAAAATCTTCATCTGTATTTTTTTTAGAAGCAAAAGGACTAATTAACACATTGATTCCTACAGCTTGCGGTAAATTGATAGATGGTACGCCATCAATTGTTGATAAAATGTTATTCCAACCGTATTTAATAACAAATCCAGATAATACTAAGCCGAACGGCAATAGAACTAAAGCTATAATAAAGTTCTTTTTAGCATCATTTTTATTTTTATCATAATTCATAATTTTTATTTAACTCTCTTTCATTCATTTTCTACATCTTTTCTAAACTGCCAAGCCCAGTCAAAATCTTTGCGGATTTCGGATTCTGTGAGTTGTAAATTGTTATCTATCTTTAGTAAGTCTAAGTTATCTCTATGCATAACTTTGATACTTACATTTCCGCTAAGCTGTCTCATCAGCACAAAACTTAACTGTCTTTCATTCGGATTAGGTATCTCAAATGTATAAAGCTTCTCTTTTTCAATTGTGATATTTGGATAAGCTAGCCAAGCTTCATAAAACTCACGTTCATTGTGAGTTAGCCACTCTCTAACTTCATCAGATTGTCGACTCATGTGTTGATGTAAATAATCTAAATCATCATCAAAGCTTTTAATCACATCAAATATCATTTGTGGCACTTCTGGTTGAGGTTGATCGAGTTGGTCGAGTAATACTTTTACAATATGTGTTTTCACTACTGGAATGTCGCCGACACCGCCTTTACCAATAGACTGTTTGTCTATCAATTTCTTCGCTTCTTCAATATTCATTTGCTACCTCGCTTAACTTCTTCAACAATTTCAATTGCTACACCTATTGCAGCCATATAACCAGCGTAGCTTTCTTGTCCGTAGTTATCCAGATCATTGTCAAATTCTTTATTAAGTCTTTTTAAAATTTCGTCAATCATACCCTATCCCCCATTTCCAGTCAGCTCAGCAATCCGCTTTGTCTGTCTCTGATTTTGCTCGCTAGCACGTTTAAGCTGCTTTTGTGTCCTGCGTAATTGTGACTGTAAGTCTGCTATTTGTGGCTTGTAGTGTAATTCAGAACAGTCGCAACCAATCCGAAGACCAATTAAGATTGCCACAAATATAGTTAGCCATGTGTTTAACGATTCATGTTCATTCATTCTTCTACGCTTTCTAATAATTCTGGATTTTCGTATATATTTCCGACAACTTCGTTTTCTTCGATTTCTGACCACAAATATACAGCATCAGTTCCTGTGTCAATTAACCAGCGACCTTCTAACATTTTTACTACACCTTTAAAATTTTTATATGTATAATCTATGAGACGTGTTGTTAAAACTATATCACCATCAAAAATCTCAACACCGTTTTTGTCAAACATTCCTGTTGATTGCATGAGGATATAGTTGTCAAGATTATCCTCTACAAAATGGAATGTCTCCATATGTCCGGGGCGAAACTCATCGTAAGCTAAGCTGCATCTATATATTTTGCGCACACTTAATTCAAAGCCGTCAACACCATACATCTTTTTGGTCTCTTTATTAAACACTCTAAATTTCGGTATCATCAGAATTCCTCCTGTTCAATCAATCGTCTAATGACTTCTATACAAACTTCTGCGTTATCTTCGTCATAATTATCATCGTATTCATTGATAGCAAGTCTAATGTCTCTTACTAAATTTTTATTAATCAACATCGGTTATCCCCCATGCTCTAAATTTCGGTGTCGTCCATCCACCTCTCTCAAATAATATTCTGTCGCTCGCTTATCATTAGCTAACTCTAGCTGTCTAATAAACTGCATCGCTTCATTTTTTGTTGCGAACTCATGCTCCTTAAACAATCTTTTGTCATAGATCGCGTAAGTCGCTGTAATACCTTTGTTGTAAACTCTCACAACGTGTTTTTTAGTAGTAGTCATTTGTTCCATATTTTTCACCTTTTTAAAATCCACACTCGCCCTATTAAATGTGTGTGAGCTGTGGCAAGGACGAGTGTAGCAATTCTCTATATTATCGATTTTATCGATAAGTAGGCTATTTTCCTTTCTTGCCCGGAAAACATTATTACTGCAAAGGCCGAGCTTCACTCTGCAATAAGTTGTTAAAAAATCATTACTCTTTGTGTTAATTGATTAGCTCTGCAATATTCACATTTCCCGCAAGGTTTTGGGGGTTCTATCCCTTTTTTGACTGCATCTAAATGTTTGATGTTTTGTGCTAGGTTATCTAACTCATTTTGCATAGCATCTAAATTTTCGATTGCTATTGCTCTAGTATCTGGAGGTGTTTCTTTTGTCACCGCATAGATAATTGGCTTAAACGGCTTATTGTATTTAGCTTCTAGCATGGTTTTGTAAGCAGCCATCTGTAAGATGTAACCGTAAGCTTCAAACCAGTAAACTCGCTCTTGGCCATTCCAGACCGTGTCGTCAATAGAGCCTTTTGTGGTCTTGATATCAACAAAGTAACCATAATCAACATTTAGGCAGTCAATCTTTCCTTTAAACTCAACACCACCGAGAAATCCTGTGACAGCCTCCTCTTTTTTGCCTTGATAATATTTCATGAATTGATAATCATTTTTAAGTGCTTCAATCATCTGTTCTGCGATTACATAGTCTTTTTTTAATTGACCTTTCGTTGTCCCTCTTGTCGAGAGCATAGCGGTTTTGTTTTCGTCAACAAATTTGGAGTGAGCTTTTTCACTCTCAAAATAAGAGTGGACATAATTCCCGACGAGCAGTGCAGTGTTGTCTCTAGTATCTGTCCAATCCCCTCGTAATTCGGCAAGCGCCCTCGCTTCGCATTCTCTAAAACGCTTGTACTGACTAATAGACCAGTATCTGATAGCTGATTCATTGCTATAATAGTCCTTTCCAAGTAAGTCTAACTCCGTCATGGCATTAAGTCTCCAAGATTATCAAAGAGGTTGCCTTCGCTAGCTTTAATTTCACCAGTTTCTTGGTCAAAATCCGGAATTTCATCTGCCGGATAAGAGGTATCTTCTAAAACCGTCTTATTTTCGTCTGTGAGCGGTTTTTCTGGCTCTGAATGTAAATCTTCAGTTACGTCTTTTAAATCGCTAGGAGCGTCCTTTTTTTCGCTCTGGTGACCAATTAGGTCATCAAGAGTGTTTGTTTCTTGTGGGGTGACATCTTTGACTTGTCTGTCGTTGTCATATTCGTTTTCTGTGGTACGGTTTACCGCATCTACAAACAAATCGTTGTCATCGCTCGTGTTGAAGAATTGCTTAGCTGCTCGATTAATAACTGTCCGTTTTGCCATTTCTTGCGGGAAGTCATTTTGGACATTTTTTGTTTTAGCTTTCGACCATGATTTATCAATTTCTTTTTTTGTCATGACTGTCAAAATCTTTTCACCGTCTTCTTTTTCGATGATGCAATAAGCCCCGACAATTTCGTTGTCCGCATTCATCCAATCAGTATCATGACTAACAAATACCTTACGACCGTTTTCATTTTTGATTTTAAAGTCGTCACCTTTGTAAATCACTTCTGCATAAATGTCTTTTACTTCAGGTAGTTGCTTAACAACTTTCATAGTGCCAAAGTACGAACGCGTCAACTTGACAGTGTTCCCATAAGGCACAAAGTAACATTGATTCTTGGCCGGGCTTAGACCTTGCGTTACCATATCAAAAAGTGCATTGTAGATGCTATCCTGGTCTTTATTCAATAGACCCTCATTTTTCAAAGCGTGGTACGCTGAGCTAAGCGCATTGCTTACGCTGTATTTTGGCGCAATCATCAGTCCGTCAGAATCTTTCATTTGATTGATTCGTGTCGCAACGTTTGATGTCACTTGTCTTTGAGTTAATTCATTCGCCATTTATTTCCTCTTTCTATGTTTTAATTGCCAGTTTTCAGCTTTTAAGCGTTTCAACTGTTTCTTTAACTCTATATTTTCTTCAGCTTCTTTAAGATAATCAGACATCAAGTCGCTGTATCTACTTTGCCAGTAACGACTAGACTCGTATAACTCTTCGCTCATAGTCAGTCTTCCAAAATGTGAGATTTAAAAGCCCAACTGCTATCAAGTCTCCGATTGACAATTAATTCAGGTTTAACATCAAATTCCATTTCAATGTATTCCATTAAGTCTTCGTCTGTGTAATCTGTAAATTCTTGGTATGTCCGCTTTAGCGTAGGTTCTTCGCTGCCTCGTAAGCAGTCAATTGTAAAGATAAACGCATCTCTAAAGTTACCGTCAAAAGTTACAAGTTCGCCATCAATCCTAATTTCTACCATTTTTTCTACCTAAAAATTTTTCTAGTTTCTCTTTGACAAATTCAAACATGGCTTGCAACTCATTATTTTCAACTTTGAGATTTCTGTTATTAATCATCAAATCTACTAACGACTTGTCTTTTTCGTTGCATTGTCTTGTCAAGCAATCAATGTCTTCATTTTTGTCAACTATTTTGCTTTTTAAAATTTCGTTTTCTGTTTTCAGCTCTCTAATTCTATTTTCAAGCTCTGTGATAAGTTTTAATTCTGTGTGATTATCCAAAATCAATCCTCCCTCTGCGCAGTCTTAACTGCCTGTATTCTTCAATTTTTTTATTTCGACTAGTTTCATCTAGAGCCATGATTCTTGCTGCATGCTCTTCTGACAAACCGAAAAATGTTGTTAATGTTAGTTCCATCAGAACCTCTTACTTTCTGCATTATCTGGATATTTAAAAATATTGTTTTTTGCACCTTTGATTATGCGATCGACAAAAGCAGCATCGTAGATTTTCATAAGCTCAGCTCTACTAAAATTTGTATTAATGATAGTATTTGTCCGATTATCCAAAATATTAAATAAAAACGTATATGTCCAACCGCTAGCAGATTTAATGGTGTTACCTGTGGTTGACTCCTTGCCTAAGTCATCAAGTATCAGATAATCACAATTGATGAGAAGCTTTGACATTCTTTCTTGCGAATATTTGCTATTTTTTTTATCGTCATAATCGAATGTATCTTTGACTAGTCCGGACAACAAAGGTACCGAAACAAATATCACACTCTTTGATTGATTGTAAGATTTAAACATCTCGTTAATATTTTTAGCAATACTCATAGACAAGTGGCTCTTGCCAACCCCTGGAGGTCCTTGTAAGAGGGAGTTACCTTCCATTCCTTTAACATAATCTCTGGTGATTCGTTTGGCATAGTTTAGCGCTTTTGTATCTACAGCACTATGTTCCTTGTAGTTTTTCAACGTAGCACTAGCAATTTCCTTTGATAAAACGCTCTCTTTATAAAACACTTTATAACCCTTAGCTAGCAACGACTGGTTGTTGTACGCAATGTCAACCGCATTACTTTTCGTTTGGATATACTCTGTTGTACATTGCCAACAAAATTCTGTTTCTCTATTGCCATGATTTGGCATTTTCCTAGCATAAATTGGCATCTCGTGCTTTTCGCATGTTTTTCCAGTATCTCTAATAACACCATTCTCGAGCATGCTCTCTCTTGTCATTAACCCAAAAGCCATAGATACCTCCTAAAATCCATATTTCGGATCTGGTTTCTTAAGCTCATCTAACTCAGCTTGCGAAAATCGTTGGCCTTGTTGCTTCTGGTAATAATCACTTTTAGCAACTTCTGGCTGATTGAGATAGCTCTCAAACTTGCTAGCATTAAACAAGGTTGATGGCCTGAGATATTTTTCCATGTCAGAATTTACCCACTCGTTGCATTTTTTATCTATGACAGCTTTGAAATCTTCTAAAGTATAACTATCTTTTAGTCTCGCTTTGACTAAATCTGTGTTTGTTTTTACAAACTTATAGTTAGAGTTCATTTTTTGGTTGAGATAAGCTATTGGGATACGATAATCAAAATTTTTGGGATTACCTTTTTTGACTTGTTCGACATATTTCTCTTCTAACCAGTCTGGAAAGAGATATTCAGTCGGGCTCTGCTCGACAATATATTCTTTCTCTTTATCTTTCTCTTTATCTTTCTCTTTATCTTTCTCTTTATCTTTCTCTATCTCTGGTGTACATTTGTACAACATTTGTACACCGCTGTTTTTTTCTGTTCTTAATTTTCGTATCCTGTCAGCCTCAGTGCTAGATTTTCCGACAAAATTTTGAATATTTGTCATATATATCGCGCCGTTATCGAGAATTTCAATTAGTTGTAGGTCTCTAAAAATTTGAATAGCCTTTTCGATAGTCCCAACCTGATGCCTTGTAATTGTTGCAAGCATTTGTGCGTTGTAAGGAATAAGGTTATTAAACATTAATAAGCCATCATTTTTTAAACTTCTTAAATATAGCTTGAGCAAAATATTGCTATAAATATAGCCATCAGGCATGCTTTCCAATATAATTGCTTCATCGCTTTCAAAAAAATTTTCTTTTAATTTAAGATAGTAATACTTTTTGTTATCTGCCATTCAATACTCCTTAAAAAGGTCTATCCTTGCCCCAGACTTTCCCACACGATCCTGGAGTGGGTAACTCTATAAAATCCGTGCGTTTTGGTCTCTCAACCTTACGTACAACTTGGTAGTTATCTAACACCGTCTCAACAGTTTTAGTGATTGTCTTTTGATTGCTATTGCGATTGCCGAGATATGCAAGCAAAGCAATAAATGCTAGTATTGCTATTCCTGTCATTGGATTTTCCATATCATACTCCTTTTCTAAATCCACTTGTTCGTAGAAATCTATTGACATCCGCTAGGTCATATAGCACTTTCCCGTTGAGAGACGAACGTTTAAAACTAAAATTGCCTTCATCTCTCCACTCACTCAACTTAGTGCGTCCCCAGCCGGTTTCTTTTTCGAGTTGTTTCATCGTCACCCATTCAATAGACTTAGAGTTTTTTGTCTGGGCTATTTTTAGTGCTTCTCTGTTTAAAGCAATTAAATCTTCAAGTAATTCTTTTCTAAAATCTGGACCAAAAATTTCAATCGCCATGTGCATCTCCTCCTCTTTTGTGTTATAATCTAAGTAGTTATTTTCGTAAGTCGCTGTCCCCGCAGTGGCTTTTTTCTTATCTAAATTCGTCTAAGCTGATACCTTGATTTCATCTTCACATCAAGAATTCAAAATGCCGTTTGTCTACTTGTTTACAGACCAAATAATCGGTGTTTCGCTTGGGAAATATTCGATTGGTCAGTAATCTCTAGTTTCTCGGCTAGCGTTTTGGAATCTACTGTTACCGCAATAGATTCTTTTTTATTTCCGCTATACGGATATTGTTTTGGTCTCATATGGTTCTCCTTTCTGTGGTATAATTTTTAATAAAAACGAGGTTTACTTATGTTAGACATTGATACACAATTTATAGACGCAATCAGTAAAATACTATCTGACTATGTTTCTCATT